AAAAAACTGTGCAAACCTTTACGGTGCAAACCTTGAAGGTGCAAGACTTGACGGTGCAAACCTTGAAGGTGCAAGACTTGAAGGTGCAAACCTTGTCGGTGCAAACCTTGTCGGTGCAAACCTTGTTGGTGCAAACCTTGACGGTGCAAACCTTGTTGGTGCAAACCTTGACGGTGCAAACCTTGTCGGTGTAATTAAATTACCTATGTACTGTAAATGGACTCACGGAATAACAGAAAATAAAATACATATCGGTTGTGAAAAAAGAACGATTGAAGAATGGGATTTATTTTTTAGTTCAAATGATATAATTACTACACAAAGAGATACAAAAGAATTTAAACAAATACAAGCGATATTCGAGGCGTACAAAGCATATTTATTATTTTCAAATGGTAGCGCAGATTAAATTATTTGAAATCGAACCACTATCAGAGCCGAGACAAATCGGCTTTGTATGGTACGACAAAATGAATTTAGTACAAAAATCAAAATTCATGAAAAAAGTAAAAGTAAAAGATTTTTTTAATGACTTCCTGTATAAACAATTCGATAATTTTGATCAATTTTTAAACAGCGCGATAAATACTGGATAATGAAAAAATGTTTTAATACGAAAAATAATTTACCTTTATTTTTATTTAAAAAGGATTCGTCGAAATACCAGATCCAGGCCGATAAAGGTCGATGCAAAGTTTGTCGTATTTGTGATCTTAAAAAAAGTTTAAAACATGGTGGCGTATTTGCCAGATTCGAAAATAAATATCAATTTCAAAAAATGAATAGATTACAAATAATTAAATACTTTTTAAAATGAAAACAGATCCAATTAAAGTAAAAATAAAACCAAGCGGTTTAGAAAATGAATTACGTAAAATTAACCAGGACGATAAAATTTTTTTAAGAATTACTTTTAGTCTTGATAATCCGGACAAATTAGCAACTGATAACATACCATTTTACGCAGACTGGTTAGAACAAAGATGTATCTATTTACAGAATACAATTTATAAAAAAAATAGGGAAATTATGGAACTAATTAAATCAAAAGAATGAGTAAACAGAATGATTTAGATAAAATTTTTGCAATACATTTACTGGCAAATGCGATGATTTTTATATTCGAGGACCTTCCAGAAACAAGTAAATTTTTCATAGAAAATAAAGATCTTTACGAAAAAAACGTTAAACTTGTCGAAGATCTTACCAGGCATACAAACAAGGACGAGGCAAACAATTATAATTATATTTTATGCCGTCTTAAAAAAATGAGTGAGCGCATTCGTTTAAAATAAATAATCAAAATTTAAATAAAAGAAAAATGATTTTAACAGGAACGTTAATCGAAATATTCGATATAGTACAGATCACAGAAAAATTTAGAAAACGGGAATTCGTTATAAAAACAAACGAACAGTATCCGCAGGAAATTTTAATACAATTAAGCCAGGATAAAATAAATTTAATTGACGGCATTAAAATAGGTGAAAACGTAGATGTAAGTATAAACATAAACGGAAAAGGATACACCAACAAAGAAGGCGTTAAAAAATGGTTTAATAATATATCGGCCTGGAAAATTGACGTTCAGTACGGTAATCAAAATACAAGTTATACAGCACCACAGCCAAAAATTTCGGAACAGCCTATCGCAGGAGTAGAAGGAGACGACGATTTAGCTTTTTAGTATGAATAAAGCCAGATTAATAAAAAATAGGTTAACAATAAACTGGAACGGTACGAGTAAATTAAATATTGTTACACGTCAAAAAATAAACGCACGAAGGTCCTGGATTAAATTAAATAAAAAAGATCACGTTTTTATAACTGGTTTATTAAAATTTTTTAAAAATGAAGAAAATGATTAATAGTAAAAAATTTGAAGAAATAGATTTAAAAGTTTTTAATTGGTTTGACGAAAAAGAATTAATTAAAAGTGAAAACGCACCGAAACAATTTATGAAGGTTGCGGAGGAACTTGGCGAATTAAGTTCAGCAATAATTAAAAATGATCGCGATAAAGAAATCGATGCCTTTGGCGATCTTATCATAACAATACTTGGATTAAGTTATATGCGAGATTTAGATCTATTATCGTGCCTCGAAACAGCATGGAATGAAATAAAAGAACGTAAAGGCAAAGTAATTGACGGTTCGTTTATTAAAAATTAGTATATTCGTAATCGTTTTACATATTTGAAAGTTTACGCCCTTTGAATTTACTTTAGTGATTTTAGTAATTTTTGAAGGGCGTTTTTTAATTTTATCAATTATGAAGTTTATTTTTTTAAGTTTATTTATTACTGTAATCCTGGATCACGAATTAAATTTCGGATACTATGTTAGAAAATTATTAGGTATTAGAATTTCTAAACCGATAAAATTTCTGGACTGTTTCCCGTGTTTGTCTTTTTGGGTTTCCGTTATTTTAACAGTGGTAACAAAATGCGATTATTTTGTACCTATTTATACATTTTTAATATCTAAAATTTATGATCTTATCAAAAATTAGTTTTGATTGTTTCGAACAAATCAAACATTTATCAAACAGCAGTAAATTACCGCTCGAAGAATATTTAAAATTAAACGAAATTTACGTTGAAATTACTGGTCGACCAATTAGTAAAGGTTGCGTTAATTGTGTTTCGCAGGCCTGGTTAATAGTTAATAATTGGGCCGATAGATTTTATAACGCCACAGCAGAAAAATACGTTAAAATCCTTCCAGTAGAAAGAGTAAAAAGAGGACGTAAACCACGAATAAAATGAAATTAGTAAATATAAAAGAAGTAAAAAATAATCCTAAGAATCCAAGGATAATAAAAGACGATAAATTTAAAAAACTTGTAAACTCAATAAAAGAATTTCCAGATATGCTTAATAAAAGGCCTCTGGTAGTTTTTACGGATAAAGATGGTAAATATATTGTACTCGGTGGAAATATGCGCTTAAAAGCATGCAATGAAATAGGATTAAAAGAAATTCCGATTATAATTGCTGATGAATGGAACGAGGAACAAAGAAACGAATTTTTGATCAAAGATAACGTAGGTTTCGGTGAATGGGATTGGGATGATTTATCAAACGAATGGGATACAGAAAAATTAGAAGAATGGGGTTTAGACATTCCTAACTATGATATTGCAGTTCATTTAGAAGCAGAAGAAGATGACTTTGATACAACACCTCCAGAAGAACCGAAAACAGTATTAGGTGATTTATACGAGATTGGAGAGCATAGATTGTTATGTGGGGACAGTACTGATAGTGATGTAGTTGAAAAATTAATGAACGGACAAAAAGCCGACATGTGTTTTACTGACCCACCTTATTTAATGGATTTCACTGGAGGTATTCATGAGGATGGAAGTAAAAGTTTTAATTCGAAACATGGACGAATTAAAAACGATAAAATGTCTAAAAAAGAAGGAGATGATTTTTTAGATGCTATTAATTCAAATATTCAGTTATTTGTTAATGGTGCTTTTTATATTTGTTTTTACAGATTAAAATTAGGAGAATATTTTGAAAGTCTTAAAAGAACTGGATTAGATGTAAGAGCTTTAATCACATGGAATAAAGGAAATCACACTTTAAGTAATTCAGATTATATGTCTAAATGTGAACATATTTTTTATGGATGGGTAAATGAACATAATTTTTACGGTGGGAACAATGGAATGGATATTTGGGATATTCCAAGAACGCAAAAAAATGAATTGCATCCAACAATGAAGCCAATTCCGTTATGTGAAAAAGCAATCAATGATGCAAGTAAAATAGAAGATAAAATTTTAGATTTATTTTTAGGTAGTGGCTCCACAATGGTTGCATCGCATCAGCTTAAAAGAAAGTGCTATGGAATGGAATTAGACCCAAAGTATTGCGATGTAATAGTAAAAAGAATGATTAAGTTAGACCCTAATTTATCTATAAAAAGAAATGGTATTGATTGTAAAAAAGAATTCTAATAAACAACGAACAAACACCGATTAGAAAATGGAAAAAAAGGATAAAAATAAAAATCTGCGCACTCCATGGAAAAAAGGCCAGAGCGGTAATCCAAACGGAAGGCCTAAAAGCATGGAAACAATTATTTCCGAATACTTTTTGGACGAAAAAAACATGAAGTTAACGAAGTCGCAGGTGCAAGATATAATAAAAGTAATTTTATCAAAGAATAGAAACGATTTAACTGATCTCGCAAACAACGAGGAATTACCGTTCTGGATAGCGCTTATCGCAAAGAAGGCTAAAAGAGACTTTGAGAAAGGTTCGATACATATACTGGACGTTTTATTTGATAGGGTATACGGTAAACCAAAAGAGGAGGTCGATACGAATATAAATATCACACGTTTTGAGTTCGACAATTAAAGGATATAGGCCACACGAAAAACAAAAATTAATACACGGATCAATTAATTCGGATTCGTTCAAATACTATATTTTAAATATTGGTAGGCAGTTCGGAAAAACGATGCTTGGTATCAATCAAAAATTATACTGGGCGATAAATGATCCAGGTTGTTTGATTGCTTGGGTAACTCCAATTTACAAGCAAGGTAAAAAAGTATTCGACGAATTGGAAAAGGTTACGGTTAATAGCGGTTTGTTTGCGTATAACAGATCTGATTTAGTTGTTACGTGTGCGAATGGATCCAGAATACAATACTTTTCGGGTGAGCGTCCAGATAATATTAGAGGGAATACTTTCGATTATTTGATTATTGACGAGTTCGCATTTACCAGGCCAGAATTATGGACGGAGATTCTATCGGCTACGGTTCTGGTAAAAGGAAAAAAAGTAATTTTTATAAGTACACCAAAAGGGCGTAACCACTTTTATAAATTATCCTTACAGCCGAATTACGATGATCGGTATAAATACTTTCATTTTACAAGTTATGACAATCCAATGATTGACTTTGAAGACTTGGAAGAAAGACGGCGTAACCTTCCAGATTATGTATTTAAACAGGAATATTTAGCGGAGTTTATAGATAATGTTTCCGGTCTATTTAAGAACGTTAATGATTGCGTATATATTCCAGATACAGATAAAAAAGATAATCGTTTAAATCAAAATATTTACGGTGGCCTGGATATTGGACGAGCAGACGATTATACTGTTTTAACTTTGCTGAATTCAAATTACGAAATGATATTTATAAAAAGATGGCGGCATTTGGATTGGTCCACAATCATAAACGAGGTTGCGGATATTATACAGGAATACAATGCCAGAGTAAAAGTCGAAGTAAATAACCAGGGAGACGTATTTTTTGAAATGTTACAAAATAGATTATACAGTTACGTCGAACCGTTTGTTACAACGACAAAAAGTAAACCAATAATGATCGAGGATCTGGCGGTTTTATTTGAAAACAAAGAAATTAAAATTTTAAACGAAAATTACTTGGTAGACGAATTAAATGCGTTTACTTATATTTACAATCAAAAGACGCGACGAGTACAATACGGTGCACCACAGGGGGTGCACGACGATAGTGTAATGAGTTTAGCGTTAGCAGTACAATCACTTAAAGATCTAAAAAATGACTACTTCGAAATTTATTGAAATTAAAGCGCCTGCAAGTTTGACGGATTTAAGGATCCATAATTTAAAAGCACTAACAAACAATAATTACAAAATTGATAAAATGAAGGTTGAAAATATAATCGAATTTTTATCACTTGTTACAAGCGCAACAAAAAATGAATTGCGTAAAATAAACCTGGACGATTTAAAGGATATTTTACAGCATATAGTTTCGATTTTTTCGGAATACAAAGTTAAGCATCCAGAAAAAAGAATTTTAATCGAAGGCAAAGAATTTGAATTAATAGATCCTAAAAAAGTGGGGACCGGTTGGCATATCGATATTGAAAATAGCGACTTCGAGAAGGATCCAGGACGTTTGGCGTCTTTAATGTATATCGAGAAGGGAACTAATTACGGAGATAGTGACGATAACGGTAATATGATTTATTCAAACCAGGAACGGCAAAAAATATTCGAGAGATCAATGCCGTTAAATTGCTATTTAGACATAGTTAGTTTTTTTTTGCGCAAATCACTCGAATTAATTTAGAAATATTCGGCGAAGATCAAAAGGAAAAACAACGAATTGAAAGTAACAAACAGCAAAAAAAAGAAAAAAAACCTTTCTTTTGGGAAGATATTTTACAAATGCTTTCGGAGTTTTACAGTGAAAGTTGGGACGAAATTTTAAAATGGAATTATTATAAATTCAATCATCGATTAAAATTCGTTAATTTTACTAATCAAAAGAAATCGTTAAAAAATAGATAAAGTAAAATGATAAACGAAGGCGACATAATTAACAATCTGGACTTCGGTACCGCTGATAATATTCTGTCGAATAAACCTAATAGCGCTTTATCAAATTTACTGTTAGATATAACTAACGAATTGATCGCAGAAATGCGCCAAAATCTTAAAGACAGCCGCGCAACTGGTAATTTAGAACAAAGTATATTACCGACTAAAATTGAGGCCAGTAAAATCGAAGTATCGGCACCGCATTACTGGAAGTATATAAACTACGGAGTAAACGGAACAGTAGTTAACAGGGGTGCACCGACGCATGGTCCTGGTATAAATACAGGCGTAAGTTTTCACGACGCTATTAAAAAGTGGATCTACGACAAAGGGATCCAGATACCAGAGGAAAAAACAATCGATGAACTGGCGTACGCAATCCAAAACAGCTTAATTAAAAAAGGCCAAAAGGCAACGCATTTTTTTGATAAGGTAATCACGCCAGAAAAAATAAAAGAAATAAGTAAACCAATTTCAAAGCTATTAAAAGAAAGTATTATTACATTAATTAAAAAACCTAAAAAATGAGTATAATTATAACACAGGTACCGCAATTTTTAACGCCTTCCGACAATCCAATAATTTACGGATTCGGAACTGAAAATTACCAGCCTTCGCCGAATTCTGGTTTACCAAAATATAAATTATCTTTTGTTGTAAAAGTTTTTTTACAATTTATTGGCGAAGTAGGAGTTTTCGAAATTTATCCAGAATTTATTGATTTTAATACTAATATTTATGGTAAAATAGATATTTCAAATATTGTAAGATCTTATTTAAAAGTTGGTGATATTGTACCAAAACAATATAATAGTAATGTAATATTCGATAGTGGTGTAAACGCAAGGCAGGCAAATATTTTAGTATATGAAAAATACGCAACAACAATCGACGGAGAAACGGCCTTGCATGGTTCCGTTACTTCAAGTATTACGACAGTTTTTAAAGGAAGTTTATCGGAAAAAGAATTTCAGAATTTCAATCCGTACGATTATAATGTTGGGAATATTAATAAAAAATTTCTTACTGATAAACCTAAAATTGATTTTATTCCGCCTTTTAATATTTTTTTATATGTATATGATTTTGTAAAAGACGATTCAATACATTTTTCTTATTTTGATATAGATTATTTAAACCAAATAAATTTCGACAAAATATTAAGAATAAGTTACTTTGACGGCGCTAATAATGTAAACTTCGAAATTCAATATCCGGCAGGCGAACAAGGCGTATATAATAGTATTTATATTAATATAAAGGCTTTAGTTGATTTAGGAGTATTTACGCAGGCCGTAGCAGACAGCATCGATTGGATAGGGATAGGAGTTTTTAATCCAATTACAGAAAATTTAGTTACGCCGTATGTTTATTTACAAATAAAAAAACCTTGTTTTTATCGTGGAAAATCTTTAAAATTTTTAAATAAATTTGGTGCGTATGATTATTTTTTATTCCAACATAATGAACGTAAAAGCGCGTCAATTAAAAGCTATGAATACGAAAGGGAAATTGGCGAATGGAATATTTTTACAAACGATTTTGAAATTGATAAATTAAGGGATGGTAAACAATCGTATTTAAAACAAACGACTGAAAAATTACAGCTAATTTCGGGATATTTAAACGAGGACGAACAGAATTGGTTAACGCAATTATATGAAAGCCCGCTTGTATACTTAAATTATAATAATGGGGACGTTCAAAGCGTAATTATTACAAATACAAGTTATACAATAAAACAGGATCAATACGACGAATTATACAATGAAATTGTCGATATTGAATTCACAACTAAAAACAGCATAGAATTATGATAACGTCGATAGTAGTAGATAATTTCAAATTGGACCTGGCCGAAAATATTAGTGTACCTTTAAATTTTTCCTTACAGGAGTTTCGAGATCCAGAAAAAAGAAAGCGATCGTTTTCCAAAAGTATAAATATACCAGGAACGAGTAAAAACAAAAAGTTTTTTTTATCGGCCTTCAATATAAGTTTAAAAGTTACGGATTCGGCAGGACTACAATTTAAACCAAATTTAGCGCCAGAATGTATTGTTAAAAAAGGCGATATTATTATTTTTCGCGGTTTATTAAAATTAAACCAGGTAAATATTTTAAATAATAATTACACTTTTGAATGTACAATTTATTCAGAGGTTGTAAATATTTTTTCTAATTTAAAATCGATTAATTTAAACGAATTAGACTGGTCGGAATATGATCACGAATTAACAAGGGCAAACGTAATAAATACGTGGGAAACTTCGGTTATTAAAAACGGGGTAGTTACTTCAAATTTTAATGGTGCAAATGGTTACGATCCTAAATCTTTCGGATATCTTTATCCACTTGTTAATTATGGTTTCGCACAGCCTGATACAACTACGTACAAAGTAAATCAATTAGTACCGCACGTATACGTAAAAGAATGTCTAATTAAGATTTTTGATTATGCGTATAAGGATACAGATATAGTAATCGATTACACAACTAATTTTTTCACTAATGACAACATGAAAAAATTGATTTACGGTTACGGTGGAGGTGATCAATTAAAACTTTCAGCAGCTGCAATCCTGGCGTCGAAAATTGAATTCTTAAATGCGACTTATTCAAATACGTTCGATTTACCTGCAGGCGTTCCAGGTGCATGGCGTTTGTTTATAGAAAAAGATTTATTATACGAATTAGGCGAAAATGGCAATATACCATCTATACAACAAAATCAAAATACAATCGAAACTGATAATGGGTACTATGTAAAAATAAACGTAAAAGGGCTCTATA